ACATCGAAGGCTTTTATCAAATGGCAGGTCAGAGTTTAGAAACACTGATTGAAATGAGAGAACTACAACCAAAATTATAGGAGAACATTATGGATTGGTTACAAAATAAAACAACACAGTTTATTGCGTTGGCTGGTATCGTTGGAACACTAGCCGGATTTGGATACACTGGGGCAACCTATGTCAATAGGATTGAAAACTTAGAATCAAAAGCTCAACAAGCTAAAGAAACTGAGCAAGGAGTTGATGAGGTTATCAACAGGATTGAAGCGTTAGAAACATCAGTAGAATATATTAATAAAACTATTGATGAAACTATCTTACTTAAAATTAATAACCTAGAGTCTATCAAGTCTGATATGTCGGGCATGAAAGCTGATATCGAAAGTGTTAAGACTGATATAAAAATATTTAAAGAAGAAAATAAAAATCCATTAGCTGGTTAATCTTTTAACTTTCTAGCATTCAAAGATGTCTCGATATAGTTATGTATTTGATTTAATTTATGAGTTGCTTCTCTCATAACGGTTTGTAAAATATTATATTCTTCTTTAGAAAAATATTTCTTTAAAGAAGTAATATCTGTAGTCACCCGTTCGGTTATAAGTTTACCTTCATAATCATAAAAAACTTGATAGCCAAGAAGACGTGCTTCTTTTCTTTTATTTTTAGTGGTCATTTTCTATCCTTGTAAAATTTACTTTATCCTGTCTACCACGTAGTCCTGCTTTCATATAAGAAGTAGCACGACCTTCAAAGAAGTTTTGATGTTCAACACCCATAACTTCATCCAACCAACCAAGAGGATTCTCACGTTGGTCATAGTTTGTTTTAAGACCAAGCTGGAGTAATCTTCTATCAGCTATGTATCTATTGTAAGCATACATATCTTTCTTGGTAAGACCTTCAAGGTCTCCCATATCAAACACTAGGTCTAAGAACTTATCTTCTAATTCTACCATTTGTCTACAGATTTCATAAAGTTCTTTCTTGAAATCATCTGTCCATATTTCTATGTTCTCTTGAATAAACTCTCTAAATAGTTTAGTCATAGCTTCAACGTGCATAGACTCATCACGTATAGAGTAAGTAACAATCTGACCCATACCTTTCATACGTCCGAAGCGTGGGAAGTTTAACAAGATTGCAAAGCTAGAGAACAACTGTAGTCCTTCGGTAAAAGCTGAATAGACTGCTAAAGTTTTTGCAATACTCTTCTTATCTTTCTTGATAGTCTTAATCTTATGTACGTACTCATGTTTATCTGCCATCTCTTCGTACTCTGCAAAAGCTTTGTACTCTATCTCAGGCATACCTACTGTATCAAGTAATAAACTGTAAGCATGTTGATGAATAGATTCCATGTTAGCAAAAGAACCCATCATCATTCTAGCTTCAGGCTTTCTAAAGATACGCATGTATCTATCAACGTAACCTGCACCAACATCTACATCTGACTGAGTAAACAATCTAAAGATTTGTGTAAGTAAGTTCTTTTCTTTTGGATTTAATTCTTGCCAATCTTTTACGTCTGTATGTAGTGGTACTGACTCCGGCATCCAATGCATTTGATTCTGTAACACGTAGTAATCAAACATCCACGGATTGTCAAAAGGTTTGTAGTAATCTCTTGTATCTAATAAACTCATAATTCTTTCCTATATAATGTATGTATTGTTAATCCAATATTAAAAGCTATTTGAGGAACAATAGCGTTCCCTAAAGCCTTTAATCTATCTTTGTCCAATTGTGAGGGAACCCCATCAGAAATTCTACAAACTGAGGATTCAGAAAGCCATCTATCGAGTTTGAATTTTCGTTTAGGTGTACCTGTTCTCGGAGGTTGGAACACCCTCCTTGTTTTGCTTTCATTGATAATTCTGTTTTTTTTCTTATTTGCATAAGTCGTAGACCGTCCATAGCTTGTGGAGTCGCCCATAATTTTTGCAATGACCCAAAGCCTGTCTCTTTTATGGGGTGCTCCAACGCTGCAAGCTGGTATAATAAACGATTGCGTGGCGTAGTTTTCGTTTTCCAAGTCAAGACACACATCATCGAGTGCCATAGAGACGAAGTTAGGAATATTTTCGAAAATAACCCAAGTTGGTTTTTTGTATTTAATAATTTTAAACATATAATCCCAGAGGTGTCGGTCATCTTTCTTTCCCTTTTGCTTGCCTGCCAAACTGTAGGGCTGGCAAGGAAGTCCCGATACAACAACATCAAATGTTTCTTTAATTCTGGAAGGGTCATTTCCTATCTCCAATAAGTCATTATATATTTTAACATCTTTCCAATGTTTAGTTAAAACTTTTTTACAAAAATTATCATTCTCACAAAACGCTACTGTTTTAAAAAATCCGGTTTGTTCTAGACCTAATGTAAAACCTCCTATGCCGGAACATAAATCTAAAACATTAAGCATACTATTTAATTTTATTACTATTAAATCTTTTAACTAAATATTTAAAATTTTCAATTACATAGCCTGCATAATCTTTTGTTTTTGAGAAAGGGTCTTTATGTTCATCACAATAATCTAACCACATCCTACTAGTAAAACCAGAAAACTCTGGGCTAAACACATCTTCAAATTCTGATTGTTTCATTTTTCTTTTGGTAAATATACTATAACTTCTGAATTACATTTAGGACAACTTAAATTAGTTTCCATTATATACTCATTATCTTCATCATCAATATCGTGGTCTGCTCCCCATATTAATTTTGTATTACAATGCCAACAGTTCATTTATCCCTCACACGCTATACATTCAGCATCGTCTAACTTAATACGTTGAACTTTAGTATTGACATTCTCTACACTACGAGCAGCATTAGACCGGAAGTAATATAGAGATTTTAATTTATTCATTCCATACCAGTGTACATCATTTACATACTGCATGTACTCATCATGTACTTCCTGTGGCTCTGTAGCTTTAGGAAGGGTAAAAAATAGATTAACTGATTGTGCTTGACAGATAAACTCTTGACGTTTAGAGGCGTGTTCAATAACCCATATTTGGTCTATCTCATTAGCCGTTTTAAACACTTCTTTTTCTTCATCTGTTAATATATCGAGATGCTGGACGGAGCCGTCTTTACCGCTAATGTCTTTCCATAAAGCAGTCAACTCATCTTTTTTTAATCCTTTGTTATTTAAAACTTCTTCTAAGTATTTGTTTTTAACTTGGAACGAACCTGAGAGAGTCTTGTGCGTATAAACGTTAGCACGATATGGCTCAATCGAAGGAGATGTCCCGCCACATATGATGCTAGAAGAAGCGTTAGGAGCAACAGCGAGTAAATGAGCATTACGCCTACCACTACCATTGATATCAGGTGACTCACCACGTTCATCAGCAAGTCGTTCAGTTGCTCTAAGCGAATGTCTCTTAATGTGTTTAAATGCTTTATAATTAAAGCCCGTAGCGTATATACCTTCAAATGGAATGTTGCGAGACTGGAGATACGAATGGAATCCCATCGCACCAAGACCCAACGACCTTTCTCTATAAGCTGAGTAGGTAGATTTAAGAAAGCCTTCCCTGCCTTCTTTAATATGTTTTTTAAAGCGTTTAAAGTTTGCATTATATTCTCCTAAGTTATTTGTATCCACAGCGTTATCAATGTAATGCTGTAGTACATTGTCAAGCATGGTAATTAAATCATCAATAAACAGAGGATTCTCACTCCACTCATCAAAGTATTCTAAGTTTACAGAAGATAAACAACACACTGCTGTTCGTTCTTCGTTGGTAGGTAAAGTAATCTCAGAACATAGGTTGCTCTGTTTAATTTCTAAGCCTAAATCTTTTTGTTCTTTAGGTAATGCTTCGTTACATGTATCTATATTAATCATGTATGGCTCACCAGTCTCTGCTCTAGCATTTATAATTTGCCACCATAAGTCTCTAGCATTCACAATCTTTGTAGGTTCGTGAGTCTTAGGGTCAATCAATCTAAAGTCTGCATCCTCTTCAACAGCTTGTAAAAACTCATTCGTAAGATTGATACCGTTATGCAGATTAAGGTTCTTACGATTAATATCACCACCTGATTCTTTACGCATGTTAATGAACTCTTCAATCTCAGGATGAGATATGTCCATGTATGCAGCATAAGAACCTCGTCTTGTAGTGCCTTGATTAAAGGCTAACATCTGAGAATCTACAACATGCATAAAGGGGATTGAACCAGTAGACTTACTACCGTGAGTAGTAGAAATACCATTGCTACGAATATCGCCCCAATATCCACCGATGCCTCCACCCGAACTTGCGAGCCATATGTTTTCATCATAGTGAGCAGATAAACCATCCCTGCTATCAGGAACATAATTGAGGAAGCAACTAATAGGAAGCCCACGGCTGGTTCCCCCGTTACTAAGTATAGGGGTGCTAAACATAAACCAGCAAGAGGAACTGTAGTGATAAAGTCTTTGAGCCAATTCAAAATCTGTGTGACCTTTGTAGGTTGCTCCGAAGACGGATGCTCTTGCGAATGCTTCTTGTGCATGTGTTTCATTCTCCCATAAGTATCTATCCTTGAGCGTGTCAAGGCTAAACTTATCTAAATTATTTTCATTACTGTAATTAATTTTTATACCAAGATATTCCTTGATACCAACTTTGTCGTCAACCATTTACATTCTCCTTATCATGAATGTCTAACATTATTATACCATAGTGTAAAATTTTTAATAAGTCTTTTCTATTTTTTCCTGCTTTATTACCGTATCGTTTTGCATACTTCATAATGTTTCCCATACAAAAACCTTCACCGTGTCCTGAATCAATAATAACATCCGTTGCTTGATACTTATCAGAAGCATAGTGCTGACCATACGTATCCTCAATGTAAGTTTTTAATTCAAGTAAATTTTTATCTTCGTTAAACTTGTAGTTCATTGTTTCTCCAACCATCAGGTAAAGTATCTTCACTGTACCATCTAAAATTATTTGTTTCAGCCCACTCAGCATGGGTTCTTTTTGTTCCGTCTTTACGTACTTTAGCACCCGGCATAGGAGAGTAAGGTTTTTGAAATAGAAAAACTAATTCCATATGTTCAGGTAAAGCTTTTCTAATCCAAGTATATTTACTGTACTCTGCATGGTCCCAAAATCTACCCTTAGCTTCTAATAAAATAGTTTTATCTTGAAATGTTTTAACAAAGTCTACTTCGTATTTCTTGTCAATAATATATTTAATAGCTTCAAAGTGATGTGCCCAATCTTTTAAAACTGTTTGATGTATATTGTATTCCCATAAACTATCATACCCTTTTGGTACATTAATTTTTTTAGGTCTTGGTTTTCTTGGTACTCTTCTAGGCATTGGTGAGTTCCTTAACAGTAATGTTAGGATTCTTTTTAACCTGTTTATAAAACCAACGTAAACTATAAGCACTCAACATAAATTTATTTTGAGAATAAATATGTGTTTGCTCAGGTAGAAACTCATGTAAATTATTTTTATTTATCTTTGAAGTATCTTCTCCGTCCGGAACCATAGTTCGTAACCATTCTATTAATAAATTTTCTGCTCTTCTTCTTAGCTGTTTAGATTTTCTAGCGTGCAAGTTTTATCTCCTCTACTTTAGGTACTGATTTTACAGTGGTTAAATAAGTAATTCCTTTAGCATATTGAAATGCTCTTAAACCTTTTCCGTTATTGGATTCTTTATGACATTCAACTTTATGTCTACAATAAGTACATCCCCTTGCTAATTTAAAATTACCACCCTTGCCTTCAGGAACAGGCGAGTAACACAGAGCCGGAGGTGTTTTCTTTTTGATAGTTTTCTTTACATTTTTTATTGCTGAAACTATATTTGGTTTATCAAATTCATCAGGTTTAAATAAAGCAAGCTCCCCAGTTTCTTTATTCAGAGCAAGGAAGCCTCCATTAGAAGTACCTTCACTGTGCTCATACCCTGCTAATTGAGATATGTAACCGAAAGGGTCATCGTTTGTTAGGGTTCCTTCTTTAAATTTTTTAAACGCAAAGCCGGATGTTGTTTTAATGTCTACAACTTCACCATCAATAACACAATCCATATGTCCTTTTATGCCTTCTACTTCTACAGTTTTCTGTTCAGAGGTAACTTCATGACCAGCCATTTTAACAAAGAATAACACTAGCTCTTCTAATAAATGTCCGTATAAAAATTTAATTAATGTTGATGAGGCTAACTGTTGAGGTACTTGCTCTGCATTTAAATCGTACCATAGTTGTCGTGAAGGCTTACCAATGTTAGACATACGTAACGTTGAAGTATCTCTTGGTTGAGGCGTAGCCCAATGTTTTAAAGCAGATGCCATAGCTTTACCAAACTTATCTATGTCTTCATCGTTAACTTTTATTTGTTTGTTTTCTGTTAATGGACTTATAGCTTGATATATATCTTGAACTAAAGTATCAATTGTTTTTTTATTTTTTTTCATCGTAATCCTTAAAAGCTTTTATAACATCGCTAGAAAATAATTTTTGTAAATTAACTAAATACATTTTACTAGCTTTGTTATCCCCACCGCTAACAGTTTTAAATGTGTCTAACTTTTTTACAATAGTTCTAAGGACATCAGTTTTAAATACTAGGGTACAGTATTCATTATCTCCAACACATAAATGATGAAACCAGTAGTCTGATTCAGTAGCGTTTATTCCGGAAGGTTTGTTCCAACACTCATACTCAATGGCTATGTTTCCTGTGTTCATCCACATACCACGTTCAGATTTAACTTCTATCTTTTTATCTTGTAGCATTTCAGCTACTTTATCTTCTCTGACTTGACCGTATTCTAAATCTAAATCAAATTTTTTTCTATTAGCTTTAGTGGGTTTCATTTAAAGTTCCTCTTGTGGTATAAAAAATTTTTCAATAAAACTTTCAATATGTCCGGCTTGATAGTATGAATCAGGGTAACTTTCGTCAATTCGCATACCTCGCCATTTACCTTTTCCAATTATGTATTCATAAGTGTAACGTCTTTTATTACCCCTACCATCTTTTCTAGGTATAATTTTAGTAGTTAAAGTAACAACATCTTTTTTTATTTTAAACTCTATTCCTTTTTCTTCTAAAAAATTTTTTACGCTGGCTTTTGTTTCATCTTCTATTTTAAATTTAGGTTCAGTTAATAAAAATCTATTGTAAAAATCTTCAATACCTTTAGACGTGTAATGTTTTGAAGGAAAGCCTCGTCTAGCATAAGGTGCCCATCGTCCGGTAGTAGTATAGTAAGAATAAAATTGTCCATTAAATTCTATTCTAAACATGGTAGAGCCGGCTCCTGCCGTAAGTGAGTGTTTGATATTTTTAGATTCTAAAAAATTTCTTACAGTATTAACTGTTTCATTAGTAATATGACTAAAAAGTATTTCTCCTTTAGAGTTTACTCTATTAAATCTCCAATCATATTCTTGTTCTTGTACTTCTTTTTTAATGGGTTTCACTCCAGTTGTCTCCTATCTTGTATTCACCGTCCATGGGACAACGAAGATTAAAATGTTCTCCGGCTTTTATTATACTCTCTACTGCTAAGTTTCCAACAAAATCTGCTTGAGATTCTTTAACCTCTATCTGCCACTCATCATGAATATTAGCTACAAATTTATAATCAATTGTATTTAATGTTAAAACATCATTCAGTATGACCAGTGCTTTCTTCATAATAATAGCACCGGCTCCTTGAATTAAAGTATTAAGTGCAGCATGTTGACTACGCACAAATAATTTTCTGCCGTCTAATCCTTTGAAATATTTTTTTTCCGCAGTTCGTTGCACCTTTGTTGTAAGAGATGCAAATGATGGATTACTACCGAAAAAGCGTTTTCTAAGTTGCCCGCCTCGTGTAGCATTTCCCCCAACAATTTGTCCAATCTTTTCATTTCCTGCTCCGTAGCAGAGTGCATAGATAAATACCTTTGCCTCATCTCTTGATTTAAGTCCAGCAAGTTTTTGGTTGTAAGTGTGAATATCTCCTTGTGTAATTTCATAAATGTAATCCTCATCATTCATATAATGGGCAAGCAATCTCAACTCAAGTTGACTTGCATCTACCCCTACTAATTTATAACCCTCAGCAACTCCCCAAAAACTTCTACAAGATTTACCATAAGGAGAAGTTACGCTGGGTACTTGAGCCATGTTAGGATTCCTATGTGTCATCCGTCCAGTGATAGTGCCGTTGGGTATTACATAGCCGTGAACCCTACCGTCATCTTTTAAACTATCAATCCAACTTTCTGTTTGTACAATTCTCTTTTGTAATAGTAGATACTCAAGTATTAATTTTGCTTCCGGTATATCTTGTATTTTAGAAAGGCTACCCTCATCTACAATAGGTTGTCCGGTGGGTGTAAATTTTGTAGGCTTCCAGCCAAAGTCTTTTAAGTATTCTCCTATTTGTTGTCGAGAGCTTAGGTTAAATTCTTTAAGCTCTTGTCTCATAAAAGGTTTCATATCACCGCTTTCTTTTATCTTTTCATATTCTTCAGCACGTAACCCTTGTTTAGATAACTCCCCGTCTTTCTTTAATTTAGGCGTAACTTCTTTTATGTCAACCCATTTAGGTTTGAAGGTTCTATGTACTTCATCTTCTAAAGACTGAACCTTTTCTCGTAGTGTTGCAACAAAAATACTAGCTCTTCGGTCATCGAATTTAAAACCGTTAGCCTCTTGAGTTTTCATAATTTTAAAAACATCATGTTCTAAGTCTTGACTTTGTTGAGAGAAATAAGAACCTTCATTTAATAAATAGTCATAGACAGCAGAGTTTAATCTGACATCATTAGTACAGTACTCTAACATTTCAGGAGTGTAACTTTCAAATTCTTTGAAGTCTAACTTAGGGTATTGTAATTTATTACCCCACACTTCTAGGCTATGCCCTCCGTCTCTAACAGGATTAAACAAACGAGAAAGGACTAGCGTATCAATAACAGGTATATCTTTTAAATCTACCTCAGTTAATTTCTCTAAGACAGGTATATCAAATCCTATTATGTTGTGACCAATAAGACATGAAGCACTCTCTAATAAAGCCAGCCCTTCTTTTATTTTTTCAGGAGGAAACTTATATACTTTTGAAGTTTCAATATCTTGACAAACAATACACCATATTACATTTGCATCTAGTCCGTCTGTTTCAATATCAAAAATTAGTTTCATAATTAAAAGTCATCATCAGTATTATCTTCTTCACCGCCTATGACTTCGTTAAGTCTACCAGTTTCTCTATCATATAGCAACTTCGTTGCCGTACCTACATCACCGGTATATCTAGACTTTAATACTCTCATTTTTGTAGTATTAGATTCCGACTCGCTATCGGATTGTTGGTTTCTTTCTAATGCTATAACACAGTCTGATAACTGGGCAATACTTTGAGAGCCTCTAAGATGAGAGAGACTCACCTCTATACCATTCTCATGTCCTTTGTTACCGTCAACTCTTCTCAGATGAGACACGAGTATCATACCTACACCAGTCTCTTCTACGATACTTCTTAGGCGTGCCATAATATTATCAATAGCTCTTCGCTCATCGCCCTCAGCAGTGGCTACAACCAGCATATGTAAGTGGTCAAGTACTACCCATTTACAACCACAGCCAACAATCATAAACCTAATCTTAGAAAATATTTCTTCAATGTCGTTGGTTCCAAAGTGTGCATGTACCCACACTCTATTTTTATTTTCTCCGTCATAAAGAATATCAAAGAACTTATCTAGTTCTTCCGGAGAATACTGTTCCCTAATGTGGTCAATGTATAATCTGTTGTTAGCTTCAATAGAAAGAATACCGTCAATGGTTCTTCTCCAGTCTTCTTCTAAAGCAATAACGCCCACATTATCAGTGGTGTTTTTAATTAGATGATGCTCTAATTCACGGGTGACACTAGACTTACCAAGTCCTGTACCTCCTGTTAAAGTGACTAGCTCTCCTCCTCTCAAGCCTACAAGTTTTTCATTAAGACCTTCCCAAGGATAAGGTATGCTAGGTTTCTTTTCTCTCTTATGAAACTCTTGTCTCTTGTCAGATACATTGATAACACCGGAAGGTGTATAAGTTTTAGCATCCCAAAAAGACTTAACAAATAAAGCATGTTTGTTTTCTTTTAACATTTCATTAGGGTCTTTAAACCCATTAGGCAATGTCATAATCTTAGACTTACGAGGTGAAAATAATTGAGCAACTTTTTTAGAAGCCTCTTTACCAGCCTTGTCATTATCAAAACAGATTATAATATTTTCATACTGTTCTAAAAACTCTAAGCTTTCTTTAACATCCTTGACTGCTCCTTGACATCCTCTCTTAATAGAGACAACATCATACTTAGAGCCAAATAATTCATAGGCTGCCATAGCATCGCACTCACCTTCAACTAAAGTAATATACTTACCACCTTTAAAAAGTTGTTCACCGAATAGTCCAGTGCCGTCAGGTGTTCCTCTGAAACTAAAGTTCTTATCTTTTACATAACGAATCTTTAGAGCGACCTGCTCGTTTAAATTAAATAAAGGGTATAGGTGTTGTACCACTTGCCCATTACTATCTTGAACAACTTTAACACCATACTTTTGTGCGGTGTCTTTTGATATTTTTCTATCAGTTAAAGCACTATATATAGCACCGTGTTCATTGCTTAATGATTGAAAGTTATTTGTTTTTACTGGTGATGCTGATTGCACGTCCGGCTCCTCCTTATAATTTTTAAAATATCCACTACAGCTAAAGCAGTAAGCAGACCCGTCATCGTTTAGAGATACGGCATCACTACTACCACATGATTCACAGGGTAAATGATATTCAACAAACGCCATATGTCCTCCTTAAAAGTGGGCTATTACAATACTAGGCAAGGCAAGGAGGTGCGGTAAAGTGCCTAAAGTAATAGCCCTTAATATTAGTAAGACCCTCCTGTCTTACATATTAAACTAATCAGAATCTAGTGATTCATCCACAGGCTCTTCAACAATAGCTTCCTCTTGTTTCTTTAAAAGCTCTTCGAGGTTAGCTCTATGTGTCCTGCTAGCAAAATCCAAAGCTTCTATAATAACCTGTAGGTTTCCTACTTTCTGTACTATTACAGTAGCTTCTTGTTTGACTGACTCATCAGATATTTTATTAACATCGTAAAGAGTATTACCTTCTTCGTTATTAATTGTAATTATCATAGTGAATCCTTAAAAGTCTGCATCGGAATCTAGCTCTTGTCTTTCAACTAAGTCTAAGATTCTAACACCGTCTAGTATATAGTAATTAAATGTACCATAACTATTGGTTAATTGCCAGTAATGAAATTGAATTCTAGCACGGGTGCCTGTCCATACAGTAATCTCTCTACCGGATTCAACATCAACAAAATCAAAGGGTTGTCCGTCAGCATCTTTAACTACTGGAGGATTGTTTTTCTTACCACTTTTAAATGATGTATACCTTTTAAGATATATAGCCTCAGACATATTATCTTCGGAGCCTACCATTTTGGTTTTAACGCCCATTGTTTTAGCTATCTCTAACTCTTCTTCGCTGTCAGGTAGTATAAAGGTTTCCCATATACCCTCTTGCACAAACTTAGTGTTAGGAATATTAATAGAAGGATAGACTAAAGTACCTTCCATAACGTACTTTTTAATCTGTCCCTCATCGTTTCTTTCAATTTTTAAATCCATATATTCTCCTCATGAATTGATTAACTATAAATATTATAATAAATTATTTGCGAATGTCAAGTAAAATATCCTTTAAAGTTGTAAATTCATTGCTTGTTAATTTAACTTCAAAGTTTTCGCCCACCTTGGTCACATCATAACCAACTTTACAACCGTAAAACTCATCATAATTTTTATCAACATAATTTAGAAAGTCTCGATACTCAGCACGTGTAAGTAATTCAGGCTCCGGTTCCCGCCCACTGCCGTCATGTTGCATACGCTCATAAATATAATTCATAGTTTTTCTCCTTTGTTCTTTATATAAAAATTTACACAGTTCAATGTATTGCTTTTCATCCATATAAGAATAAGCAATGTGAGATAGGTTAGACATCAAGCAACCTCCGTGTGTTGTGTATTCCACCAAGCAGGCTTAGGTCTATTTTGTTCCCACTTGGCATAATGTTTTTCGTTAATGCAGTAATCACGATAAGCAACAATAGCATCCTCATTTTTATATTCCTCCGGCATAGCCTGTGCTAAGGGTGTCATACTTGTATGTGTAATGTTGTCAGGCATCTTGCTCAATGGTTCTTCTAACTTAACCACGCTTGCATGATGCTTACCATACCTGTAAGTATACTCCATACCTAACGCTATGAAGTGACGATACAACCACGAATAGTTAGAGCTGGATTCTCTCGCCCATATAGTACACGGATGATTCCAGTATGCACGCTTGTAAAGTCCCTTAGCATCTGCATACTCATCCCCGTCCAGTTCTCTATGTGCCGTGCATAACATCTGTGCTGTTTCAAGTGGCATCTTGACTAACATCTTATCAGGCTGTGCCTCTGCTGATATAACAGGACACTCATCAAAATAAAATATGTTCATGCTTTATCTTTAGTATATTTATACTCACTTCGATTATAAGAAAGACCAAACAATTGAGTTAGTTTCCACCTAGTAGTTTGTAGTTTACCTAAGTCTGATAAATACATATCACTCATTTCTACTGTATTATCTACAATTTTATCAAATGTATTAATTGTTTCAATCCATTGATTAGTTTCTTCTGGAGTTAATTCAATTGTTGTTTTAGTTTTTAAATGTTTTACTTTCATTTTCCTTGCCCTCGATATTTTTTGTAGTTGCTTTTCTTGTTCTTATTCATAGTAGAGAAAGCAACATTGCCTCTACCTTGACTTGTCTTCTTGCCCCTGCCTTGTGTCGCAGATGTATATACAGATTTATTCCACGTCTTCGCCATACCTATTCTCCTCTATGGTTGCTCTGCGTTTGTCTCTGTACTCTGTAACACTTCGACCATCAGCATAGTCAACAGTTTGTTTATACCATAACCCATCTTTGTACCTTGTGTCAATACCTACAACTCGTTTGGCTTGTTTTTCTAATTCAAGTATTTGTCTTTGCTGTTCAACAGCATCACTGTGTTGTGTCATTTTGTTCCCTCAATTTTTTAAGTTCCATTAACTCATCCCATTTGTAAAACTTCTTGGTCTCTGCATCCCAAAAGTTTCCACGATTTTTCATTGGTGGTACGTGAGGTTCTATCTTGTCCTCGCCCACCAAGTACATATACAAGGTTGTCATTGAAAGAATCAAGACAACACCTACTACTACTAATATAAATTCCATAGTTAAATTGATTTTGTGTAGTTATTACTACTGATTATTTGTTTGAATTTAACGCCCAGTAATTTATGTATTTTATCTTCAAAGATACTTACATAATCTAACACGCTATCCTCTTCCTTAGATGTAAGGTACTGCCAATCACTGTCAAGTAATTCCGGATTCTTTTTTAAGTTATCAAATATTTTCATAACCTCATCGGATACTATGTGTTTAGCTTTTACTTTAGCTGTAACCTTTTTACCTTTATAAGTTATCATAAATATTATGAGAGGTCAATCATCCTCATTTTCCTTAAACATTTCTATAGTTCTATCAACTGCTGATAAGACTGGAGTTTCTTCGTCAAACTCTCCTGCATCTTTGTCTGCTAATTGAGATTCTATGTAGTTAAAAACTTTTTCTAAGTTATCGCTAGTTAGTTTCATTTTAAGATTCCTCCCTAGTGTAATGATTACGCTGGGCATTTAAACTTTCATTAGCCATTTGTTTTAAGTCATCGGTTGATAACGCTTGCGTACAATGCTGGGATAAAAATTCTATAACTAATTCATACATCTGTTTACTTGGATAATTATTCTCATGATGTACGTGCTCATAAACATAGGCGATGCAGTCATTTTCTAAGTCCGGTCTGCCGTCCATAACCCACATTCTACTAACTGACTCACGGCAGTTGTCCATAATAATATCGTTTACTATATTCGACATATATATTACCTCCTAAATAACATATAAAATAAGGTGGCAGTTTTTACAGAACTACCAAACTGTTTAATTCCATGTATAAATATCGGTTCATCACCTTGCTCGTTCCATTATACACATATGCTAATTAGGAAATAAAGGTGCTAGTTTTACAGGTCTAGCAACTGTTGTAGTTAGTGCATGGTGGTATAGTACTCATTTACTTTTAGCCTTAACACTACACTCAGTGGGATTTTATAAAGGCTCACTCCTAACTACAAATAACAATATATATAAACAAATAAATCGTGTCAAGCTTTTTTTAATAAATAAATAAATTAATTTTCTTGACACTTAGTAAGGACTTAATATAATACTTTATATAGTTTCTTAATTAGTGGTTTTAGTAATTAGTTCCTATATAGTATACGTAATAAGAGACTAAAAATCTACTCTTAATTATACCGCTCACTGACCTCCAAAAAACACCCTCTCTCGCTCACTCAGCTCTTATATAAGAGCATCTCCGCTCACATAGGACTACGGCTATAGACTTATAAAATAATTGAATGTAGGGACTTATTTTGTATAGCTCCCTACAGGCTATATTCTACATGGAGGAACCATGTTTTATTGTGGTAGTCAACTTCTTTTAGTGTTGTATATAAGATATATTTTTAATATCTTTATTCCAACAAGCGGTACAATCTAGACACTTGCCCCCTTGGTCTTTTGCTTTGCATAAAAAGTCAACGGGTGTTGATTCCTTATGCACGGTGCTAGTATGGCTCCAAGATTTAGGCGGTTTCCCGTCTATCATGGAGGCACTTAATCGAATAATAAGGTTATCCGGAAGTTTCCCGCCCAGTTTCTCGATGTCTTTTGTTAGCATCCCCGCCTCATGAGTGGGCAACCAGTGCCGTATTTCCGGTGTTAGCTTACAAACTTCAACGATGCGGGCAAGCATTCCTTTTTGTAAGTCTCCGCTATCGAACCACCGAAACAAGTTAGTATCATTTTCTAGTGCTTGGATTCTTATTAATGAAACCATGGCTCCCGCCCAGTTAGGATGATTAAGATTTTTTATCCTTTTTGCTTGGGCAGTTTTTACGCTAGGATATAAATAACTATTTTTCCGTGCATAACATTTATTACAGACTGAGCCTTTAATTTTTGCCAGCTTGGAACCCGTGACACAATCGAATGCACTTAATGAAAAACTTCCGCATTCTAATTTGCTAGTCCGTGAAAGTCCTCCCGTGATTTCTTTTGCTTGTATTAATTTCATAATTTTTTTTACACCTCCATGTAATAATTTTTGAGAATGAATATTAACAGTTACAAAGGCGGAAACAATCTCAACTGATACAGCCAGTTATAACACCTGAAATATTATGTTTACTTTAAATACCTTATCGTTATAGAATACTTACAAGGGCAATGCGACCTGCTAGACGGTGAGAAAATCATCCTGCATCAAGGCAAGGCTTACGCTCCGGACACTTTAAAGAGTGAACCCCACGGGACAACGTGGCTAAACAAAAACTAAAAAATTCTTTTAACTTTAATTTCTATTTATGGAGGAACATAAAAATGGAAAATATAATTAACTTTGAGGCTAAGGCTAATCAAATATTATTAACCAAACAACCTGCGGAGCCTGACTTTGGCGAGGCTGGTTTTAATTGTGTAGTAGTTGATTCAGCTTACCGGAACCCTAACGATGCGGGGCACTTTATAGAAGTCCCTGATAGTAAATTTATTATCCGTGAGGATACCGGCAAGGCGTTCAAGGCAGTAGGCTTGGACTATCAATTAGTAAATCATTCTGAGGCGTTTAAAACGGCTGAGAAGATTATTCAAGGCTCCGGCTTAGATACTACTGATATGACAAGGGAGTTTAAAATATCCCATGAGGGAGCGAGGGCTTTTGCTTATTATCGCTTTCCTATGCATCAAGAAGAGATAGCATTGAATGACACTATTGAATTGCAACTTTTAGTTCGTAATTCAGTGGACGGTTCTATGAGATTTTGTATTGAATATGGAGCACTCAGGCTGGCTTGCCTTAATGGCATGACGGCTCTAGGTTCCATAGGAAAATTTAAACGCAAGCATACAAAGTATTTGAATATTCATGATGCGATTGAACCATTAACTAATGTTATGGAAGTCTATAATTCCAGCGTTGAAACTTGGAAGAGATTCACCACTAGGAATGTGAGCGATGCGGAGGCAATTAAAATTATTGCGGATGCGGTAGCTACTCCGGACATTAAAAAATTCATTATCAATTCTATTGATTCAGAATTTAATGGCGATGTTGAACATTGTTTATGGCATAAGCAATTATCTAGGGCGTATCAAGTTAAGGACGTATGGAGCGAGTATAAAAAATATAGACGTGACTTAGGTTCTAACTTGTGGGGTGTTTATAACGCTCTTACGCATTGGTCAACTCATGCTGAGGCGTATAAGGAAACTAGCCAGCCAAATATTGAGGCTATTAAGAATGATAGACGTACCGCAATTTCTAAAACTGCGGATGCTGTTATTGTTCCCATGCTTGAAGAGGTGGCGTAATGACATTACAAGTTGACTTATCAAAATGTAAAGAAACCAAAATTAAACAATCAATAGATTATTTTACTTTTGGAATGTATGCGTGGAATATTGGAATGCCAGTTATCACGGAAGAGAACTATCAAGAATTTTACCAGCGTTTAAGGCTCTATTTGTTCGCTTATAGAGAGAAACAATTTCTAACCTTGAACCAAGTAAAACAATTAATTGGTGCTTGGACTAATGTTTCCTATATGAGCCAGTCAAAATTTTTGAATCATCATTTTAAAAATTCATTGACTGAACTTGAACGGGAAAACATCTCATTCAAAAGGGTGGCTTAAATGGAACGTCAATTAACCTTAATTGAAGAGTTGCAAAAAGCAGTACCTGCGGAAGTTATGAATACCTTACCTATTGAGGAACAAGGTTTATATTTGAACTTCCTATTGTTACAAGTCCTAAAAGAAAAGGACATTAACTTTAATAACGCTGAGGGAGGCAGTAAGTAATATGTCATATGCAGACTTAACAATTCACGATGTAAAAAGCGTGGATGTTCTCAAAAGAGAAAATAAAGATAAGGACGGGAATGTTAAATTCACAACCTTGAAAATAGAAATGGCTGATAAAAAAGGTGAACGCTATACGTTAACCGCATTTCTAAATGACGGCGATGAGGGTTACAACATTAACCTAGTCTAAATCTATAAAGCCCGTACCGGTTCTCATGAGCTGGTACGGGCTTTTTTTTTGCCCGTGATAAGTTCGCACGCAGTGAATTCAAAATTGTAATAAGCTTGGCCGGAGGAATTCTATCTGGTCTTTTTTTAATTTAGCAGCGTCCGTCTTTAAAAAAATATATGCGGAGCTGTCACTTTTTATGGAACCTGAGCAAGCTTTGTAATGGAATGTTGATTTAATCACGTTCTTTTTTAGGCGTGTTAAGAATGTTTTTTTAACTTTATACGCTTTATACGTCTTCTTATTGCTTGTTAGCCAGTGGCAATGCATCCTTTAAACGTGTAAAGACGTGTATAGCTTGGCACGTCTTATCAATGGTGGATGCGTAGGAACGTGATAAGGGCGGGGCAGGAGCCACCCCCCACGCCCCCCCTATACATGCACATACACGCACATTTTGAACCAAATATGGTTGGTAAGTAGGTTAGGGACGGGACTATAAAGCACTGATAACACGCATAAGAATGCTTGTTACGCTTAATCAGGGATATAAAGGTAGAGTAGGGTTACTCTATATTGAACCGGGGGGACCGTATATACTTATTATAGCTATGAATTCCTATTTCTGTCAAGCCCTGCTTAAAAATAAAGTAATTATTTACTCTTGACAAAGCCGTAAATAGGGTATATAATATTAAACATGAGCTACTTACCTAGAGAAGTTAAAAAAGAAAAGAAACTAACAGAAAAACAGCAATTGTTTTTAGATAATATTATAACAACAAATGGAGACTTATCAAGGGCAGCAGAACTAGCGGGCTACGCAGGAAATCATCATCAAGTATTAAAAAGTTTAAAAGAAGAAGTGATTGAAATAGCCTCAGATGTACTTGCTCGTTCTGCACCCTCCGCAGCTTTTAAGTTGATGGAGGTGTTAAACTCTGACAGACCCGTGCCTCAAGCTAACGTAAAGTTACAGGCAGCTCAGACGATTCTTGATAGGGTTGGTTTAGGTAAACAAGATAGAATGGAAGTTAATCATAACGTTGGAGGCGGGATTTTTATTCTTCCAGAAAAACAAACTATAGATATTGTAGCAGAAGATGGAGACTATGAGGACATAAGTCCTACTGACTAATGAAGATATTTCTAACTGAAATAGAGGCTTATGGCACAACCTTTGCAGGTCCTAACATCGTAGCTTCATCCTATGAGAAAGCAGAACTAGCTGCAGCCCAGAACCATTTAGTGGTTGTAGGTGAGTTAGACAGCATCTATGTGGATGATGAGCTAGAAAAAGAATATTTAAATACAATACCTCAAAAAAAAGATAGGATAATACACTAATGTTATTAGAAAGATTACAATTTAGAAAGGGTGGTTCAACTGTAAACGCTGCAGGAAACTATACACAACCAACCAAACGTAAGAAGATATTCCAAAGAATAAAGTCACAAGCTTCACACGGTACTGCAGCCGGTAAATGGTCTGCCCGTAAAGCACAGGCACTAGCCAAAGCATACAAGAAAGCTGGTGGTGGTTACAAGTAATGTTAAAGAAATCACAACAATCGTTAAAAGACTGGAGCAAACAAGACTGGGGAACTAAGTCTGGGAAGAAGTCCAGTGAAACTGGTGAAAGATATCTTCCTAAGAAAGCTAGAGAAGCTTTAACTGATTCAGAATACGCAGCTACCACAGCAGCTAAACGTAAAGACAAAGCTGCAGGTAAGCAACACTCTAAACAGCCTAAGAAGATTGCAGAAAAGACAGCAAAATTTAGAATGGCTAAAGGCGGTAAAGCTGATGGTAGATTAAAACGAGCAGGAGTTAGTGGTTACAATAAACCTAAGCGTACTCCTAATCATCCTACTAAGTCACACATTGTTGTAGCTAAATCCGGTAGTACAATCAAAACTATTAGATTTGGACAGCAAGGTGCTAAGACTGCAGGTAAACCTAAAGCAGGTGAGTCTCGTAAAACTAAAATGAAAAGAAAATCATTCAAAGCTCGTCACGCTAAGAACATTGCTAAAGGTGTACTGTCAGCAGCTTACTGGGCTAATAAAGTTAAATGGTAAAAAAATTAATAGTCTTGTGTTTGTTATCGGGATGTGCTCAAACTCCTATAGTTGAGATAGTTCCCGATGAAAATCAAAAAGAATGGAATGATAAGTATAATCCTACTGACTGGCGTAAACAATTTGAAAAGTGTAAAGCCATTTTTTATGCTCCTTATCCTGAAGAAATAGTAGCTGAAGAGTGGAGTAAATGTATAAACGAGAAAGATTATGGGTAAACAAATAGGCAGTGACGAAAAACCAATAACATTTAGGTCGCCAATATACAAAAATACACACGGAAGTAAGGGTGCTAATCCCAGACCCGGATTCTATACACAAGATTACAGAGATAATTGGGATAGAATATTCGGCAAAAAAAAGAAAGCCGAGGAGAACAACAATGACAATGATTAATAAATGGTTAGAAGCAGTAAAGAAAGCTTATAGTAAGTTATTCAAGAAAGCTCTAGCTCCAAAGAAACAAACAACGAAGAGGAAAACAAATGTTAAAAGAACTACTAGAAAAAAAAGTAAATAGTATAATTAATACTAATGACCTTACAGACATGCAAGTCTGGGGCGTTATGTGTAGTATAGGCTTTATATCAGCTTTTATAATTATGTGGATTATTTAAATGTTATTACCTGACGGATATATCAAACGTAAAACATCTACGATTCCTTTTGGATATGAATTTGATGATTTAACTGGATATTTAAAACCAATAGAAGAACAAATAATTGCTTTGAGCGTAGCTGAGGTTATGGTACAAGATGAAGAAATATCTTTGAGAGATGCTGCAGATTGGTTACATGTTAAAACTGGCAGATATATTAGTCATGTAGGTTTAAAAAAACACATAGATAAATTAAATAGTGAGCTTTAGTAATTGAAAACATATGACTGGGAGATACATCCGGATAACTATTTAAAAGATATTGAAGGTAATTTTGTTTTAAAAAAAGACGGAACGCCTAAAAAGAAACCCGGAAGACCTACTGGTACTACTTTAAAAAATAAATTAATTACTAATAAAGCTGCAAAAACATCAGCAAAACGTTCTGTTAAAAACAAAGAAAAAAACATACAAAAGCTTGAAACGGCTTTGTATAATAAACGTAAAGCGTTAGCAAAACAGAAAAAATTATTAGGTGAAGTAGAGTCTACATCAGATAAAAGTGAAAAAGTTTTTACAACCAATGACTTAGAAGAATTACCTATTACAGCAAAAGAACATATTCTTCAAACAGAAAATGTGCTATTCCATGCTAACGAAGGTCCACAAACAGACTTCCTTGCTGCCGGTGAGAAAGATGTGTTGTATGGTGGAGCTGCTGGTGGTGGTAAATCTTTTGCCATGATTGTAGACCCACTACGCTATTGTCACAAAAAAGCACATAGAGCTTTAATACTTAGAAGGTCTATGCCAGAACTTCGTGAGATGATTGACAAGTCTCGTGAGCTATACCCACAAGCATTTCCCGGTGCTAAGTTCAGAGAAGTTGAAAAGCTTTGGAATTTTCCCAGTGGTGCGAAGGTTGAATTTGGATTCCTTGAACGAGATGCAGACGTCTATCGTTATCAAGGACAAGCCTATAGTTGGATAGGATTTGATGAGATTACTCATTTACCTACAGAGTTTAGTTGGAACTATCTTGCTTCTCGTCTTCGTACTACTGACCCCTCAATTACAACTTACTTACGATGCACAGCAAACCCCGGAGGTGTTGGGTCGCATTGGGTAAAAAAAAGATACATAGAGCCTGCAGAACATAACTCAAGTTTTGAAGGTGCAGACGGACTGACACGTAAGTTTATTCCGGCTAAGTTAGCTGATAACCCATACCTTGCAGAGGATGGTGTCTATGAGCAAATGCTTAAGTCTTTACCACCAATTCAACGTAGACAATTACTTGAAGGTAACTGGGATGTAGCAGAAGGAGCTGCTTTTGTAGAATTTAATCCTAGTGTGCATGTTGTTACACCTTTTCAATTACCTTTACCTTGGGAAAGAGTAAAGGGGATTGACTATGGATATGCCTCAGAGTCTTGTTGTTTATGGGGTATTATTGATATAAATGATGGAACTTTAATAATTTATAGAGAATTATACAAAAAAGGCTTGACAGGTGAAGAATTGGGTGCTATAATAACAGATATGGAACTTGAAGACCCTTTTTCGGTCTCAGGTGTATTAGATACAGCAGCATGGGCTAGAACAGGCACAACTGGACCTACTGTTGGAGAAGCCTTACAAAAAGCAGGTCATAAACTTAGACGTGCAGATAAGAATAGAATACAGGGTAAAATCCAAATACATGAGTTTTTAAAAGTTCGTGAAAATGGTAGACCTAAGTTACAGATATTTAACACATGTCCTAACTTAATAAGAGAATTACAGAGTATACCTTTATCTAAAACAAATCCAGAAGATGTAGACACACATGCATCTGACCACGCATATGATGCACTGCGTTATATGATAATGAGCCGACCAAGAATGGAAAGCCCACTAGAACGGATGAGAGGATTGAAACGAGAAATGCATCAACCGTCTGATTCAATATTTGGTTATTAGTAATATATGGAAAAAGAAAATACATTTTTAAACGCTGATAACATTTACGAAGAAGTAGAGGGTGAAGCGGGTAAAGAACTTTCTCTTGAAATAGAACAAAAAACTAATCTTGTTGGTATTATCAAAGGCAGATTTACTGTAGCTGAAGATGCAAGAAGGTCAGATGAATCACGATGGTTAAAAGCCTACGAAAACTATAGAGGACTTTATAACAAGTCTGTTAAGTTTAGAGACTCAGAAAAGTCTCGTATCTTTGTAAAAATTACTAAAACAAAAGTACTGGCTGCTTTTGGTCAACTTGTTGATGTAATTTTTGGTACAGGTAAATTTCCAATCGGTATTGCTGAAACTAAAATACCTGAAGGTGAATTAGCAAGTGCTCATTTAGATACACAAACAGGGGCACCCGGAATTGAAAGTACAATAGGTGGGGGCGAGTTACCGGACGATATTGGTAATCGTATAGAAGAAAACCCTTACGATGTAGGGTATGATGGAGATGGTAAAACTTTAAAACCCGGAGCATCTTTTGTAAAAGGTTTGTTTGAAGACAGTTTAGAAGACCAAGCAGAAGATAAACTTATAGAAGGTTTTAGCCCTATACCTACTAATTTAGAAATTTCTCCAGCACAAAAAGCTGCAAGGAGAATGGAAAAACTTATTCACGACCAAATAGATGAATCAAAAGGTTCGTCAGAAATTAGAAACGCTCTTTTAGAATCTTCTTTGTTAGGTACAGGAATTGTAAAAGGACCCTTTAATTTTAACAAAAAACTTCATAAATGGGATACCGATGAAGATGGTGAAAGAAGTTATAACCCATTAGAAGTTAGAGTTCCTAGGATTGAGTTTGTTAGTTGTTGGGATTTTTATCCAGACCCTGCAGCTACTAGCATTGAAGAGTGTGAGTATGTTATTCACAGACACAAACTAAACAAATCTCAACTTAGACAATTACGTAACATGCCTTACTTTGATGAGGACGCTATTCGTAATTGTTTACAGATGGGGGCTAACTACGAAGAGAAAAGCTTTGAGTCACATTTAAAAGATGATGCAAGAGCTGATGAAGACTATCAAACAAACTTTGAAGTTCTTGAATACTGGGGAATCATGGATGCAGAGTATGCACGTGAAGTTGGTATCGAACTTCCAGATGATATTGATGATTTAGATGAAGTCCAAGTTAATGCTTGGATATGTGGTGACAATCTATTAAGAGCAGTGGTTAATCCATTTACGCCTTATAGATTACCATACCACGCTTTCCCATACGAAAGAAATCCTTATAACTTCTTTGGTATTGGTGTAGCTGAGAACATGGATGATTCTCAACAGATTATGAACGGTCATGCACGTATGGCTGTAGACAACCTAGCAATGGCTGGGTCTTTGGTGTTTGATGTAGATGAGTCTGCTTTAGTTGGTGGACAATCAATGGAAATATATCCGGGTAAAATCTTTAGAAGACAAGCTGGAATGCCCGGACAAGCTATACATGGTTTGAAGTTTCCTAACACAGCACCAGAAAACATGATGATGTTTGACAAGTTTAGACAACTTGCAGACGAACAAACTGGCATACCTAGTTATTCACACGGACAAACAGGTGTACAAAGTATGACAAGGACTGCTTCGGGTATGTCCATGTTGTTAGGTGCATCAAGTTTAAATATTAAAACAGTTGTCAAGAATCTTGATGACTTTTTATTAAGACCTCTAGGAGAAGCTTTCTTTCAGTGGAACATGCAGTTCTTTGAAGGCTCACTAGATGTTAAAGGCGATTTAGAAGTTAAAGCTACTGGAACAAATAGCTTAATGCAAAAAGAAGTAAGAAGTCAAAGATTAACTACGTTCTTACAAACAACACAGAATCCTGCTATTGCTCCTTTTGTTAAAATTTCTAAACTCGTTAGTGAACTTGCTTTTAGCTTAGATTTAGACCCTGATGAAATACTCAATGACCCTGAAGAAGCAGCTATTATGGCACAAATTATAGGAATGCAAAATGCTGGACAAACAACTAGCCCTGAAGCTCAAAGCCCTGACGGGCAACCAAATGCAATGGGAAGCCTTGCAGGAACACCTGCTCAACCTCAAGACCTTGGACCTACAGGCACTGGCGGTGGCAACATCGGAATCGGAAATGTACCGGTTGCAGGGGAGAGTGAATTCTCTGGTACGCCTAGAGCAGTTGCCGGAGCAGGTTAAGGAAGCAATTAATAGGAAACAAGAAACATGAGTTTATTAACAAAAGATACCATCGAAGGTTTAAACAGAAATCCTAGAACATTACTAAATGGTTTAGAAGCAGCAGCAAAAGAAAAAATGCTGGACTATAATGATGCTATTGAAAATAACAATGAACGTGAAGCTGAAAGATTAAATGCTGAAATTAACGAAATCGATGAACGCATTGTTGAAGTTAAATCTGAGTTAGGCGAAGAGTCTTATGAAGAAATGCGAAAAGGTAATGCAGAAGGCGGACTAACAGGTAATCAAACTAAACTAGATATGAATAAAGATGGTAAAATATCTGGTGAAGATTTTGCATTATTAAGAAAAGCTGATGGTGGTTTATTAATAGACGATAGACAACGGTATGGAATTGGTGGTAAAGCTGCACAAGAAATAGCAGAAAAATTAAGAACTATAATGGCAAAACGTTCTAAATTAGAAAAAGAAATAGATACCGAAAATGTTTCCAAAAAAACTGAAAAAAAACTTAAAAATGACATTAAGAATTTAGATGAAAAAGCTGAAAAATTAAATCATGAAAAGTTTTTAGAAGAAAATAAAAATAGACCTTTATCTAAAGATTATGAATATTTTGAAGGTATGAAAAATTCAGATGTTATTCCTCATCGAGAAACAGAAAAATTTTTAAAAGACCACGGATATACAGAAGGAACCGTGGATGATTTAACTCGTATTGGAATGCAAAATTACGAATTAAAATATAATGATATTGGTGAAATTGATTCTATTATTGCAAGAGAAAATATGGGCGATAAGATTGATGAAAAAATATTTAAAAATCCTAAATTGCTTGAACTTGCTCGTTATATGAATTATGCAGAAGGTGGAGAAGTAGATAAGCAAATGTCTATGTTAATGATGCCTAGTGACCCTGAAGAGGACATGCTTCCAGACAATCAAATGGAAGATGAATACTTAGATTTTATTTTAGACGAAGCATTAGATAGCGAAGAAGAAGACTATCTAATGGAACAGTTACAAGGCAATGAAAGACTTAGCGAAATATTCGACAAAGTTATTGACATTGCACAAGAATTTGCTGGGTCTGGTCCTGTTGAAGGTCCGGGTTCAGGAGTCTCTGACAGTATACCCGCAAGGTTATCTGATGGAGAATTTGTCTTTACTGCTAAAGCTGTAGACGAAATCGGAGCCGACAACTTAATGGCGATGATGAAAGATGCAGAAATGAAAGCAGATGGAAGACAAGATTTAGCTGAGGGTGGTCAACCTGAAGAAGAAGAAACTGTTGAAATGCCGGTTGAAGAACCTGCATCTAGACAGGACATTAGAGTAGTGAAAACTACTGTAGATAATGGTGGCAAAGGATTATTAGATGAAGACGAGATATCTAAAAGTATTAAATCTAAAATGATGCTTGACAACCGAACTGGAAGACACGTCCAAAGCTAAACAAACTTAACGGTAGGGCTACCTTATGTCATAAGCACCCTATCATTTTATAAACCGAAA